TATAAGTCTGAAAAGCCTCAACATCACACTTATTTTTATAATAAATTGACTTGGCGAGTTTAGTTTCATACTTGTTGCCATTTTCAGTAAAGTTTAAAATAGCCCTTTCTATAACATGATCAAAAGGAAGGTTATTACGTTCAATAAAAAATATTGGTTTAATTGATCCAAAATCTGGAATGCAATTACCTAAATATAATTGATTGTTATAGATAAAAGAATCGTAAAAAGGAACAATCAACAAAAGATTATCTGTCCAAAGTTTTTGCAAATTCTCAGCATCAATTTTTCCATTAAATTGAGTATTGATAGCGCTATAAAATTTATTCAAATCTTTACAACCATCATCGTTTTTAGCAAATGCTATTAATTTATGACATGAATCATTATTCTCAAAACAATTGCAGCAGATAAATCTGTATCCAAAAACAAGCTGCAAATTATTATCTTTACATTTCTTAAATGCCTCAAGAAATCCAACCATTGAATCTTCGACAAGAACAACCTGCTTTAAGTTATTTTCTAAAGCGATTGAAAAAATACTATCTGGACCATCATCTCTTTGATCAGACGGATCTTCTAATGTCAGAATACTCTTACCAATTGAAAGAGTAGATTTAAAAAGTGGGATCATGCACTAAATCATAGCGCATATAAACATAAAGGTCAATATGTTTTTTGATGCTTTGGACATCCAGCATAAAACCTTTTCTCAAAAGTGAAGCCATCTGGCACAAGAGATTCTGAAAACTCTTCTTCAGAATAAGATTTAATTGTTTGTCCATCTTGATTTAAAATAACATAATAATCAAAAGCAAACTTAGCTGGACAATGCCACATTAAAGTGCCATCAACTTTTAATTGACCTTTTTCTTTTGCAAAACCACACTGAAGTGGTCCACTAAAAGATTTGTCAGTTGGATAAGGTTGACTTGCCGCAAAATTACCTATTGCATCATTTTCGGAAAAATTGTCAATGTAATCTTGAATTGCTGTCAGTTGATATTCAAAACCTTCAATATCATCATCACCAATTGATTCCATACGAATCGCACCATCAGATTTCTCTAACAGATCTTTATCAAGATCAAATTTAAGAAATAAAAATTCACTTTCGCGCTTCTTATATTCTGGATACAAATGTTTAACAGCAAGACTATACATATAATCTTGTAGGTTATCAGTCACCTCTTTACCGATAAATTTTTTCTTACTTGTTTTAAAGTCTCTAATTAAAGCATATTTATTTTTCTTATATAAGAAAAGCTTATCAATGAATCCTTTAATTTTATATTTTACATCACGCTCTTCATCATTAACAGTGATTTCAAAATCTTTTTCAGATAATGCTTCTGTTGGTTTTGAACTTGTATCTCCATAAAAATCATAATTAAGTCCATTGAGAATCATTTCTTTAATAGACTCAATATTTTCTTTATCATCAACTTGAAGTTTTTTTGCATGTTTCAAAATCAAACGTTTGATTCCGCTATGTGAAAAAACATCTTTACTTTTTAAAATTGATTTGTATATGTCACGACGATTTTTCTCGCCAAGCAATTCAAAAATTAAATGGCAAATAGAACCTCTTTTTGCACCATCATTAGATGGATCTGGAAGATTCAAATGATATTTAGCCCAATACAACCAACTACACGATTGTACTGTTTTAATTCTACTTGCTGAAAGAGGTGTCTTAGGTTCACTCATGATGTTCTAGTATTTTAATTAAACCTGCGACATCCTTTTGACTAAAAAAGTTAAGATATCTTTTAACGTAACTTTTTAAATTGTCGATGTATTGGTCTTTGTCTATAGTTTGATTATACCAATTTTCAAGATTAAATCCATTTTGATATGCATCAGAAAAATCATTAAATGGTTCTGGTGGCAGTCTAATTTCAAGCATGTCAAAATCAAAGTATTTACGCAATGACATTAAAATTTTAACAGCACCATTGTATCCATGATTGGCGGCAGATTGGAAATCATTGTTAGTAGCAATAATAATTTTTTTAATTGGAAATGAATTTAAGTAATTAATAATTGATGGACTACAACCAATACCAAAGGTCACTAAATTATTTTTAATACCGCTTTCATAAAGTGCCATACTATCACCAATGCTTTCAACCAGAACAACTTCTTGTTTTTCTTTAATAATTGAATCAATAGATTCCTCCTGTGGTATCATTGCTGGATATACCCAATTTCTTCTTTTGCCAAGATGCTTCCATTTTGGAAGCTGTACTGCATCGTCATCAATTCTTCTTCCACTAAAACCTATAATTTGACCATGTTCATTATAGATGGGGAATACCATACGACGATACATCTTACCAGCGCCAGCAAGACCAGTTTTATAAAACTTTAAAGTATCTTCGCTATAACCCTTTTTAGTATAAAAAAGATAATTTGGGAAAAGCTTTTCCAACATTGATTCTGGATATATTTCTTCCATTTCTATAGTTTCTTTCTGTGTATATACAAACTCATCAGATTTTTTAAGAGAGCTGAGTATGTCTTTTAGTTTTTTAGGATCTGAATTAAGTGATAGTTGTAATAATTTTTCAAATGGTAAAGATTTTGAACCATTAACAAAGTCTGTCCACACTCCAGTATTTTTATAAATTCTTACTGATGTTTGATTATCTCCTCCTCGATAAAGGGCATTGGTTCTCCAATGATTCCCAAAATCTAATAGCTTATAACCAATACTCTCTAGTGTTGATTGTATTTGTGTTGGATCAATTGAAGTCTGGGAGGTCATCGTCTTCATCATCATCTTCTAGATCTGCGTTTCCATCCATAAACCTTGAAATGTCTCTGAGATCGCCTTTCTCAGTAATTGCAAAGTTTTTGAAATCTAAGTTAATAAAATTCTTTCTAAGAGTATCTCCAATTCTTACTGGCTCAACTGCTCCAGCAATATCTTTACCAAGATGTCGAGCTTTAACGTTGATCAGTTTGTGAGTGCCAAACGCTCTACCTTCAGTTTCAATTTCGTCTGCAGTTTTATTTCTAAGAATAAACATATGAGAACAGAATTGGGTAATCCTATCAGAAAGCGATACAATGCTTTCATCGTCGATAATATTCTGAGAGTTTCTATTATTAGTAATACCACTTCGGTTAGATTGAACAGAAGTAATCATTGGAATGATTGGATTGCCTTCATGCAAAATTTCCTTTTGCACACATTTTTTAAACTTATCAACCATCTCTCCAACAACCTGCCATTCATTTTTACCACCACCAGATTCTGATGTTGTTTTAATATAGTCGAATGAGAAGATCATTTGATTACCCCTTCCAACTTTACCATAATAAAATCTTTTTAGTGTTTTAATCATAGAATCAACATCCATGCCGCCAACATTATAGTAATAAAACTTCATCTGTTTGATCTTTGGCCAAACAGCCCTAATACGATCCACAACCTCTTTACCAGCGCGTCTCCATTCACCAGTTTCAATCAAGTGCATAGGAACACCAGATAGAGCCGCACACTGACGCATAACAAGCTCTTCTTTGCTCATTTCACCATTATCAAAGTGAAGTACAGGAATACCATATTTAATGGCAACTTTGGTGCTATAATCCATACAAAATTGAGTTTTACCAACACCCGATCTAGCAACAATAACCGTAATGTTTCCTGGTCTAAGGAGTGAGCCATAGATTTCATTAACCTTCTTGTGTGGACCCATCATGCCAAATTCGACAACAGGATTATTGCCGCGATCCTCAACGATAAACTCCATTTCATCATATATGTTTTCTGGCATATCATTGCCAATTTCATATAGATTAATTTTTGAGTTATAAGCAGAATCTGCAGATTCAATAATGTCTGTATAAGAAGATTCAGAGCCAATGCTTTTCATACGCTTGGCAATCTCCTGAGCAGATTCAAAAATCTCTCTTCTAATTGTGAATTTTTTTAATTCCCTAGCAGTTTTAACTAAGTTCCCCTTGGGGACTTTTCTCATAGCCAGAGATCTAATATAGTCAGATGGATTAACCCGATCTTCAAATGACAAACCCAAAGAACTAACACGTTGGGCGATAATAATCTCATCAATTTCCTCGCCAGAATCGATTGATTGCTTAATTATAGTAAAGATTGTTCCATGAAGATTACTGTCTTCAGAATAAAAATCTTTTGAGCTTATGAAATTAGCTACCTCAGAATAGCTTTCTGGCTCCTTAATTAAGGCGGCAAGTAATTGTTTCTCTAACTCGTAATTATAAATCATCTAATGAGAGATTAACACACATAATTGAACGTGTCAATCATAGTCTTCATCAGAATTCAAAAATTCCTGTTCATCTAAATTCTGCAAATAACATTCTACAGCCTTACGCAAGGCAAGTTCTGTCATTTGACTATCATATTTAGTATAGATTAGAGGATTGCCATCTTCTGTGGCACAAGCGAATATTAAACCTTTAAATTTCTCAGCACCGCCTGTTAATTCGAACAGTTGGTTGATAATATTATTTGGTATTTTAAATTGGGGGAGAGAGTCTGGATTGATTTCTGACATATTTTTATATCTTTACAGTATAACTCCAAAAGATTCGAATAATTTTTCATCAATTATGTCGTTTGGGTAAATTTCTATCAATGTTATATCATTTACATTGCAAAATTTCAATTTTTTTTCATCTCGACGTAATTGATCTAAATAATTAAGACGGCTCCCATGAAAAAATTTAACATATTTTGTATGTTGAGCGCCTTGAACTTCTATCGCTATTCTTTTATTTGCATTATAAAAATCATAGGAAAGTCGAGTTCCAACTATTTTAAATTCCTCAAAAACAATATCATTAAACCAATAGGACTTAAGAAAATTTTTGACAGATGTTTGAAACTTACTTCGGCTTGGTTTATTCCAATTAATTAAATATTTTTTAGCATTTTTTAAAGTTGTTTCAGAGCCAGTTATGGTTTTAAATTTCATTATTAATAGTCTTCTTAAAATAAGAAATCAAGAAAGATAAAAGATCTTTGTTTTCTTCAATTAATTTAAATAGATTCTCATTTCCTTGAATTTTTTCTGGGAGTTCCAGATTATTCTCTGCTAAGAGTTCTTTAAATTCTTCTGTAATAGTAATCCAAGACATCTTTTTATTGATAAACTCCCAAACATAAAGCATATCAACAATCTCTTTTTCAATCCATATAGAGTTACCATTAGTGCGTCCATATCTGATAGGATAGGCAATTGTTAAATTAGTTTTCTCAATTGGTGATTTCTTAACAGTAACTTTAGCAAAATGCCCAACGATTGGGTTGTTATTGATATCAATCTTAGTATCACTTGGGTTTTGAAGAATTAAGTCTCCTTTATGTCGAGGCTCAAATTCAAGAATCCAGTTAGCAAAGTGAAGAAGGGCGTTACCACCAGTTGCTGTAGTCTGACGAACTGGAGCTTTAGAATATGGATCTAATTTAATATCGGCCCTTACTTGACTAATGAAGACTGCCATATGCCCACGCTTTGCCAATCCAATAGAAAGACGCTTCATGAAATTGGCGGCAATAACCGCTCCACCAGCAACCTTATTAGAGTCTTCAAAGCTCTTATCTAAGTCTCCTTTGGAGATAAGCCCATCAACCGAATCAAGAAGGAAATAGTACAGGTTACCTTCATCATTTTTGGCAACAAGCTGACGCATTACATCAACTACAGTTTCATAAATATTACTCTCAAATACAAAACAAGTTCCTTCTTGCCATTCTTCAGCCGAAAAGACAAATTTAATCCCAGACCTCTCCATCATTTCATTAGAAAGACGACCTTCAGCTTTAATGTAAAATCCCTTGCCTTTTGGGATTTTTTCCAAGAAGTTTTTCATAAAAGAAAGTGCGGCAGAAGTTTTGCCACCCTCATTCATGCCAACAAATCTATGTAAACCAGGCCCAAGACCGCCACCCAAATGAAGATCTAGCTGAAGAGAACCGCTTGATACTTTATAGTCAATTGATTCCTCAAAATTATAATGGTCACTCTGATTCTGTTTTAAAAAAGAATCTAAAACATCCGTTGATTTTTTTACTTCTTTATCTTTAGTTTTGCTCATTTAAAAAATGTTTAATTGTTACCTTCTTCTTCTCCATAACTGGATCATCTCCAACCTTATCCCCAATATGATACTGCTCATAGCGAGAATAGTCAATCTTAAAATTGAAAGCTCTAAATTTTTGATCTAAGGTGTCTTTTAGCTTATCGCTGACTAAATAAGCTAATGAATCTAACTTTTTATCAAAAGTCATTGCATTCATGAACTCCAAAGAATATCTTTCACACAAGATATTTAAAAACTTCATTTCACGCATATAAAATAAACGCTTATCCTTTAGTGGGACAAGCGTCAATTTGGCAAGAATATGTTTTTTATTAATTTTAGACTTTGCCATGCTGCAGTATATCATGATTAACCATTTTGTCAACCAATTCTTTAAAAGATGTTTTCGGTTGCCATCCAAGTTCTTGACGAGCCTTAGTAGAATCACCCAAAAGAAGGTCAACTTCAGCGGGACGATAAAATTTTTCATCAATTTCAACTAATTTTAATTGTGTGATATCTCCAAAATCAGTTAAATAATTAGGCAATAAATATAAACTTTCTAAGTTTTCGCCAATCCAAATACCATCAATACCAGCAGCTTTAAAAGCTAATTCTACAAATTCTTTTATTGTGTGAGTTTCATTTGAAGATAATACGTATTCTTTCGGTTTATCTTGATTCAACATTAACCATACACCCTCAACAAAATCTTCAGCATCGCTCCAGTCTCTTTTAGCATCTAAATTACCAAGTTTAAGTGGTTCAAAAGTTAATTTATTTTCTATAGCGTGTTTAATACGTGCAACATTTTTAGTAATTTTACGAGTTACAAATTCTTCTCCCCTTCTTGTTCCTTCGTGATTAAACAACCAACCTTGAATAGCATAAAGGTTATAAGAATCTCTATATACTTTTACAAGATGTCTTGCTGACGCTTTTGCTGCTCCGTATGGACTGCGAGGTCTAAGTTGATGAGACTCATCCTGTGGCGCTGTCACAATATCTCCAAACTCTTCTGATGAACCAGCGTTATAATATCTACAATTAGGAGCATACTTTCTTATAGCTTCAAGTTGATAAAGAACTGCCATACAATTGGTTTGCATATGATTAACTGGCATAGTCCAACTGTTACCAACAAAAGAATTTGCTGCAAAATTAATAAAATAATCTGGTTTTTCATCTTGAATTACCTTATCGACATTAGATTGATCTGTAATATCAAGATCAATTAATTTAATTCTTGGATTATTAATAAGATGTTCAATATTTTTATGATTATTAACGCTTAATCTTCTAACACCAGCAATAATAAAATGATCAGTTTTTCTCAAAAGAAAATCTGCCATAAAGCTACCATCTTGACCAGTTACTCCAGTAATAATTACCTTTTTCATATATAATACCAATTTTTTAATTC